AATATGACCACATTGCAGAGGCTTTTGTCAGAGCGTGTTGGTGTGTTAAATCGAAACATTTAAAGCTATTCATATTATGACAAGGGACATGGAGGCGATATTCATGAAAATAAAATTCAAAAATGATAGCTGGGGAAGGAAAGGCGGCATGAGGCTGTTGAGGCTAACGATAAGCTCTCAAAACAAATATTTCAATTTGAAATTGAGCTTCAGAATCCTAATCAAAAAAAGGGGGTGGTTCTAAATGGTTGCAACAAGCATAATGAGCACGGACGCAGAAATGCTGGCTATGGCTGGCAAGAACGTGGACGCAACAGGATTCACAGATGCAAATAAGACTGCCTGGGGATTGCAGGCAGAGAACTTTCTTAACATCTTAGCGAGATATAATTTCAGCGACAACTTCGCAGCTCTCAACATTGACGTTAAATATATCCTTTCTGAGTATGTTGCCAGATATGTTGCTGTTGCAGCGATTCTTTACGACATGAGCGGATTCACAACGAGGCTGGAAGCTGAAGATATGGTTAATGTTCACACTTACAGAATGAGGGCTATTGAGAAGCTTCTCATAGACCAAAAGAGCAATACTTTTATACAAGGGGCATGATAATATGGTTTTGAATTTAGGCGGTGGAGATGAAGAGGACAGTCTTTTCGGGAAAAGGAGAGGCACAGCAGGCTTTGAGCAGGTAAGAGGCAGAGGCAGAGGCTGGACTGCTGTTGTTTCAGCAGAAGGAAAGGGCGACTATGAGGACATTCAGGCAGCTATCGACGACCTTCCTTATACTCACGTCGGAGGCAGAATCTATATTGATGATGGGGTTTATAATTTGTCAGAAGGCATTGTTATTGACCGAGATAATATCGAGCTTGTTTTTAGCGGAAAGGCTATTCTGAAAAGAAAGTCTGACGTCTTGATGAAGCTCATTTCTCTCGGGGACGGCGTGACGAGAAGAGAGGACATCACGATAAGAGGGCTTGTCATTGAGGATATCGGAGGAAGTCAGCGTTCTTATGGGCTTTGGCTGGACAAGGTTTCGAGAATCAAATTCATTGATTGCAGGATTGAAAATGTGCATGAGCAAATCGTAGAAGTAGACGCTGATTCTAACGAGGTTTTATTCACGGGCTGCCACTTTGACAACAACAACACAGGGGCAATCATAAACGTAGATGGCGACAGGGTTTTTATTCATAATAGCAGAATCATTGCAGCTTTAGAGGTCGGCGGCAATGATTGTAAAGTCACAGCTAACCATTTCACGCAAGTAGTTTCCCCGACATTTACAGATGCAGGAAGCAATCGCTTAATCATGATTGGAAATGTTTTCGACGACGCAAACGGCGACGCAGATGATGATATTTCTTTCACAGGAACGAACGGAACATTTATTGGGAACTTCATGAATGACGCAGCCAATGACTTTGATTATACAGGAGCAACAACGCCTGTTATTTTAGACCATGATAATATCCCTTCTACATTCACGACGGCGGCTCACACCGCGATAGGGAATGGAGCTCCACATCATGCGGAAAGTCACAATGCGGCGAGCCATTCAGACATCACAAAGACGGGAGCACAAATCGACGCTGCCGTCACGGCAAGCCACGCTCAAAGTCACACAGTGGCTTCACATTCCGACACAACAGCAACAGGAGCGGAGCTCAACACTTTGACAAACTCTGACGACGCAGACGATTTACACACTCATAGCAGACTATCAACAAGCGGAGAATCTGATGCATGGTGGCTTGATTCTGTGGGTAATCTAAGATGTGGAGTATTTAAGGCGGCTTTAGTTCTTCCAAACATGACAACAACATCGAGAAACGCCATTGTAACACCAAGAAATGGAATGTTAATTTACAATACAACAGTCGGCGGCATGCAAATCTATGCGGGCGGCTGGATGAATATTGAAGGGGAATAAAAGGAGATGATAATATATGGCAAAAACTAAACCGAGCAAGATTGATTATACAGACATGGGCAACACAGTTGATTTGATAAATGTCCCTTCAGAAGAGACAAGCCCTCAAGATTACCAGATGGATTGGGGAAAGTGGCATGGTTATTATTACAACATCAATGCTTTTTCTTCCCTTGTGGATAAAAAGAGCATTTGGTGTATTGGAAAAGGCTTCGAGGCTGACAAGAAAACAACAGCAATCCTTAACGACATCAGGGGCTGCGGCAAGGATAGCTTCAATACAATAATGCAGAACGCTGTCAAAGTCTATTCGGTAGGTGGAGATTTCCTCGCTGAGATTGTCAAGAACAAGAGAGGAAAGCTTATCAATCTAAAGCCGCTCAATCCCGGCACGTTCAAAATCATGGCGAACGATTACGGAATTATAACAGGCTACGAGCAAGTCTCGAATCTAAATCCGAGCCGGGCCGGAGCTAAAGGCAAAATGTTTAAGAAGTTCAAGCCAGGCGAAATTTTCCATCTGGCTTGGAATCGTATGGCTGACAACATTCATGGAACAGGCACAACTGAGAAGATGGAGAATGACCTTAAAAGATATGAAGAGGTTGTCAGAGACCAAAGAATAATCTTCAACAGATATGTAAAGCCTCTCTGGGTTTTCAGCGTAGACGCTGATGATGATGCAGAATTAGCAGCCTTTAAAGTAAAGGTAGACCAAACAGTCAATAAAAGTGAGAATCTTGTAGTCCCAAAAGACACAGTCGATAAAATTGATAGAATGAGTATCCCAGCAAATAGCACGCTAGATCCTCTGCCCTGGATTAAATTTCTTGAAAGTCAATTTTTGAAGGCAGAGGGCGTGCCTGCGATTGTGCAGGGAATATCGACTGGCGGGAGCGAATCAGAAAGCAAGGTCTTATATCTGGCTTGGCAGCAAGTTGTCGAGTGGAATCAGCTATTTTTAGAAGAGCAGATTAGAAATCAGCTTGGCTTGAAAGTTGAATTTAACTTCCCTGCCATGATAGAGCCAGACCTAAACAGAGACGAAAAAAAAGATGGTGATGTGAAAAATGTTAGAAGAAGCGATTAGAGCAATTTCGACAGTAGGTTTTCCAATAGCAATGTGTCTTTATTTGATGTTCAAATTTGAAAAGACAATCCAGATAAACACACAATCAACGCAAGAGCTGAGAGATGCTATACTACATTGGAGGCACTAAATTGACAGAAGAAGAAGATATAAAAATAATTCAAGAAGCAAAAGACAAAGCAAAGAAAGACGCAGAAGAGAGAATCGCTGCCGCAGATAAGAAAGAGGCAGACGAGAAAGCTGCTGAAGAGAAAGCAGCCGATAGCAATGCAGAGCTAAAAATTGCTACTGAAGTCAGCAAGAGGCTGAATGCTAAACTCGAAGAAATCAAAGGCGTGGAAGAGAAGATTGATAAGAAAATGACAGACTTCAAGGCCTTTGTCAAAGAGACTGAAACTCACGGCAGGGCATCTGCCGGGCAAGAGAAGTCAGAAGCTCAGAAAGAGAAAGATGCTGCAATGTCTTTGGTTGCAGGAACAGGCTTAAACCCATTCCCTGAGGCAGCCGATGGTAAATAATGAAGTTGCGGACGGACAAATCTATCAGAAGACCTGCAAGAAATGCAAGAATCTGAGAAAGTTCATGAAGGGCACAGAGCGAGACAAGCAAAACATCTGCGGGGATTGCTGGGTTTGGTAGTTTTCACAGCCAGCTTTCTGCACGGGTGGAGAAATCCGGAGATGAAAACATGAAACCAAACTTGAAATGCAATAAAGAAACGCTGATGCTAATTGCTTTCTGCGTCTTTACAGTCGCTGTGAACGTGCTTCTGAGGCTGTAATCGAAACATTTAAATATATCAGTAGCCACATCTCCCAATTAGGTGATATATTATGGCAAATGAAGCAGTTATAATCGAACTCTTAGGGAACAAAGGCGACCCAATCCAATACAATTGTGTTGATGGTGACGCATTTCCTAAAGGCACAATTCTAAAACTTTCAGACAATAGAGAGGCAGACCTCTCAAGTGCAGACGCAGAACTTTGCGCAGGTATTTGTGCAATGGAGAAGGTCGCAAATGATGGAGCAACAACTGTCTCAGTCTACACTAACGGAATCTTTGATTTACTGAGCACAGGGGTCATTGGAATCGGAATTCCAGTCACAATCGCAGGAGCAAACTCAGTCAAAGCAGCAGCAGCAGGCGAAGCAGAAACAGGCGATATCTTCGGACATGCCCTCGCAGCTTTTGGCGGAGCAGAAACTCAGAGCGTCAGGGTGTTAATCTAAAATGGCAGACGAAGCGGTTATAGTGGAATTGTTAGGCGACAAGGGAGACGTCATGCAGTTTAATGTAGCTGACGGAATAGGTATAGCAAAAGGAGCAATACTTCAAATCACAGATAACAGAGTAGCAGCAGCAAGTGCAGCAGACAAACCTGTCGCTGGGATTGCATGCTCTGAAAAAGTCGCAAGTGACGGACAGCTAACTCTCGGCGTTTACACTAACGGAATCTTTGATATTCTCGATTCAGGAGCTGGCGGAGCAGTCGGTTTAGGTGTAGCTCTTGGCGGCATTAACACAGTCAGAAGTGCAGCAGCGACAGAAGCAGAGCAAGGATTAATATTCGGACATAGGCTCGCAACAGCAGGAGCAGCAGCAACCGAAGAGGTCAGAGTTCTCGTCGGTAAACATCATTAAAATCATGAGGTGATTATAAAAAATGGCAGACACAACCGGAGAAGCAGACTTAAGGGCGAGCAATGTCTCAGCCGTAGTCAAAGGCTTCGCATTACAAGAATATAAGCTGAAACAGCTTTGTATGATTCAAAAAAGCAACGCATGGACTGAGCAATACTATCAGGAAACAGCCGCAGACCTAACCGCAGGCGGAGAGGTCACAGTTAAGGGTGTGCCACGATTGGCAAACTTCCCCTATGGAGAGGTCGCATGGACGCTCCAATCAGGAAGAAACATTAAGCACGCAATGGAAGGCGTAATCTCTTGGGAAGACGCAAAGACCAACGCTGTTGATGTTATCGCAAGAACACTTTTAAGGATAGCCAGAGCGGTTGCCAAGAGTGTTGATACTGTTATCGGGGCAGCAATTGTTGCGAGTGCAGGAAACACAGTCGCAGCTAATGCAACATGGAACAACGCAGTCATAGCAGACAGAGACCCCGTTCAGGATATCCTCGACGGAAAAGCAGAGATAGCGATAGACAACTATGACGCTGACAGAAATGGTTTTCTTTTAACACACCCGACCAACTTCGCAGAATTGATGGGAAACGCAAACGTCAGAAATGCAGGAGAATTTTGGAGCGATGGCGTGACAAAGAACGGCAGAGTAGGCAGACTTTGCGGCTTGACAGTTATTTCAAGCAACTCAATAACAGAAGGCGGAGCACAAATCGTCATAGCAAAAGAAGCTTTGACATGGAAAGCGGTTGTAGGCTTGCAAGTCCACACCATCGAAGACCCTGGAATCAAATTCACGATAAGGGCTTTCGAAGTCGGACAGATTCAAGTCGTAAATCCTGATGCTATCTGCAAAATAACGGGTGTATAAAGATGGCAGCCGGCACAGTCACAGTTCACGGCCCTTATCCCACAGATGGGACAGGGGTTGCAGCAGCACTTTCAGCAGCAGGTGGCGGAGCAGTCATCAAAACATTGACAAGCTGGCAAGACATTCAGAATAAACAGGTTTGGTTTGCAGTTTGCACGGAGGCTTAAAAATGTCAGTTAAAAATCGAAAGAAACAATACGAGAAACTAAAAGCAGCAGGCAGATTAGACCATGATGATGGAGCACTCGTCAAGGAATTTGGAATGCCAATGGCAAAACCCCTAGTGCCTAACAAACCAAAGACCGAAAAGCCAAAGGGTGGCAAATAATGGCAGCCACAGTTTTCGATTCAATAGCTCCAAAAGAGCTGATTCTGAGAAACGCTGCTAATGCTGCTCTACCTAGCACAGCACAGAAAGGAACTATCATGTATGATTCCACGAATGACAAGCTAATGGTCTGGACTGGTGCAGGTTGGGAAACAGTCACATCAGCGTAAAGTTTTTATACTTCTTCTTCTTTTTTTCTTATTACAATGGCTAAAATGCAAAATATGTTCAAGCCTTCGAGATCCTCAAAGGCTACGCCGAGAGGAAACTCAGGCTATGATAATGCAAGGGAAAACATAGACCCGCATGTGAAAACAAAAGTCGTCAATGCTAAAGAAATTCTAATCAATGGCGTCAATATTGAGCAGCTCTTCTTGAAATTAGATTGTAGCAACGACCCTATTCAGGACTTAGAGGCGGCTTCTTACAACACAACAACCATCACAATTGCCGGGACGAAGGTTCTTCATGAATGTAATATAGATATAGTAGAGACGGCGACTGTTCCGACAACAGTTTACACAGGCTGGAAGCACACAGTAGACTATGAATATAATGGAATCTTCGCTATTCCGACATTCAAAGGGTTAGATTTCAATTATAATTTCAATCAAGTTGCAGGAGGATTGAATCCTACTTTGTGCGTCTTTGATGTAGACATCACAACGACAGGGACTGTCGGAGGCAGCCGAAAATTCATTGATTTTGCAGCTGATTTCGTTCAAGATAAAATGATAGACATGGCTTTCTCAGGGGCTGGCAATGCTCCGACAGGAGTTTTTAAGTTGGTTGCTACAAGTTCCGATGTGGGAACAGGCAACCTTATATCATGCAGAACAGCAGCAGTCATCACAGAAGCAAAAAACAATAAATATGCTGTTGGTTATCAGGGTTATGCTCAAAATAATGACACAGGTGGAAATGGTTATGCAATAGGATTGCAGCCTGTCATAAATGCGAGCGTAAACACCAAATATAATGCTGCTTTCCAGCCTTTGAAAATTAATAGCAATACTAAGGACAGAATGTTCACAATTCATAATGCTAATTTCGGACATATCTTGATGGATAGAGGAGGAATTGCAGTCACGAGCAGCACAGTTGCAGAGCTTGACACAGACAATCCTTTTAATCACATCACAGATTGGACTGCTGCTGATGGTTGTCTTGGTGTTGAAGAAACTTTAGAAGTTAGTGGTATGTCTTATTTAGATGGTGGTGTTGTGTTTAAGGTTGTGGCTGCTCAGCCGGGTAGTCCTGTTGAGGGGCAGTTAATTATCGATACAACAAACAACAAGGCTCAGGTCTATGCTGATGGAGCATGGAGAGACCTCGCTACATGGTAGTTTTCTTTAGTTTGGGTATAAACAGACCTTCTGATTTCTTAATGCTTTAAATCGCTCGTATTTAAGTCATGATATGATGTGGGTATATATGTATTTTAGCGTTAGGTGGGTGTATGCTTTTGGCAGACAGAAATGCTGTTCTAGTGGACTATGAACTAATGTATAAGTAAGTTGGTAGAACAAGTTTATAAGCATTATGGGACTGAAGTATATAAGTATTGAGCTGCTTCTGTGCCTTCGGCTCTTTCCGAACCTTCTCTTGAATCAACTTAATGCGAATTGTCTGCCAAAACAAGAACCCATGCAAAGAGTATTAGGATATATATACCCTACAACAACAATCTTTATATATATCCCCCCTTTCTTTTCCAATACAATGACATTCTACGACGAAAGACTAACAATCAGAATCCAAAGCGAAACACTAGACGAAATCAGAAACACAATCAACAAAACACATGACCGCTACGATTCAGAACTCCACTTCATCAGAGCAGCAATACAAAGACATCTAAGATTTGAAAAAGAACGAAACTATCAGGAGGAAACAAACAATGACATCACCCACCCAACTAAAGAAAGGACTGCAAGGAGCGATTCTTAAACTCATTGAAAGAGACGGAACACTCGAAGCAGACGCAACAATAGCCAGCCTATGCCTACAAACAGGCTTCAACTTCAAAACAGTAAAAACAGTCATAGACCTAATGCACACAGCCAAGCTCATAAAGCTTGAAGGAAACACAATAAAAAAATACGGAGCGTGAAACAAATGGAAATAAAATGCGAAGAAAGTATAAGATTGGAAGATGGAAAGCACATGGGGCAAATCATTGCCGTTGAAGAACGAACAGAACCCTACGCCTACATCGACATAGTAATAAAGCCAACAGGCATGGACTTATCAATGAAATCAGGATATCCAGCCTTCTTGAATCCAACAAGCAAGCTGGGAAACCTCTTAATGAGATTCGGAGCAATCCTCAAGATAGGAGAACCAATCGACCCAGAGAAACTCTTAAAAGGCAAAATGGTCGAATTCATGAGCATAGCCAAGCCAGGCAAAACAGGCAAAGTCTACGCAAACATCATTCCAGACAGCGTCAAGCCTGTTGAAGGTAATGCAGACGGAACACCACAAGCCCAAACTATAACGGAGAGCAGATAAATGAGCGTTGATAGCATGCGAAGAGTGATTCTTCTCCTACGAGAGAAGAACACGACAGGAAACTATGCTCTCAAAGAAGTAAGAAACGCCATCATGCACGAGTGCGGAACAGACCCCAGAACCATAAGCAACAACATCAAAAGCTTAATAGAGCTTGGCTACCTCAAAAGATACAAGAGGTATAGATTTATCGACACAGGGGCGGCATATTGACAACTAAGGCACACAATAGAATAGTAGCCATCGCCCCACGCAGTTACAACTCAGCTCTTCAAGCCTCGAATCCTCTTAAGGATTCAGCGGCTCTACGAGTCCGTTTCGCTTAATTCGAAGAAGCTCACGTCC